GCTCTCAGGTGGACTATTCAATTGTCGAGGTGCGGTCGCGACAGACCTGTCACGTCTGCCTAGCTAGTGTATCACACTGGTGGCGATACCTACCAAGCGGTGAAGTGGGTAACTCCTCCCCCTTGGATGTTTACATTCTATCATGAATCAATGGAGTCTGACTCCAGTAGAGTCAACTTGTTACATTTGTTGATATATCCAATACTGTAGCAACCGATACAGACAGGGGGTAGGGTAACAGATTAAAATCGACGTATACAAATGCGGGTACCTTAAACATATATCTGACTAACAGCACTCGTGTAATAAAAAAGCCCCCTAGAGTGGGGGCAGGGGTCTGAAGTTGTAAGCGTGAGGATCAGTCGCCCTTATCTTCGATGGAAATTTTAAGTTCGGGGGCTTGAATGTTGACGGTCTCGACAGACTCACCAATCACTCGTCCGATGGAATCAAGAACTTGGCTTGCGGTCTGCAACTGCCCCTTCTTCAAAGCTTGATTGAAAAGTTTGGTACGCATGTGCTGAAGACGCGCCAGCATGTTTTCGCGGTCAGCTTTCCAGTCTTCATCGACGATCTTTTTGACATCCGCCCAATCGCGCCAAGCGGTCTGAATTGAGACCTGTTCTTTTTCAGCGTGATCGTAAACAAGAGCTGTTGACGACAGTCCTTCGAGCTGACGTTTATAGAGCCGCCGAACGCGGGCTTGCTTAGCTTCTGTCAGTTCGGGCTGCATTACTGTCTCGACCCTGTTTCTTTGGATAATAACTTGCTGCGCTGCGTTGTGGAACGGTTTGACGGGGGTAGGGGTTGAAAATCTGTGTAATGTAATAGGCATGAGCACAAAAACCGAACCTATCAACCTGCGATGGGCTCAAGGCCAGGTTTATTCGAGCGAAAAACGCTTCCGAGTATTGGTAGCGGGGCGTCGATTTGGCAAATCGTATCTTTCATGCGTTGAACTGCTTCGTGGGGCG